AAAAAATTCGTCCGGTCTTGGGATCTGTTCAGAGAATTCAACGACTGGATTTTTCAGCACGATGCTGCGGGACGGCTAGTCGCAGTTAAATTCCCAGAGTTTAGTAAGCTCTTTGCAAGAGCCGTGCCACAAGGCATAGAGAGGTTCCACAGACCAACCACAGGTGATCGAAAAAGAGGCTTTTTAGACATTATGCTTAAAAAACAGGGGAAAACCAATGAATCCGGTCAGGCTTTCTGAAATTGAAGCAGCACACCGTAAAATTGAAGCACCGCAACATGGGCCACCAATTTGCTGGACGTGGCCAACCTTGACGCAGTGTAGCTTGGACGAAAATTTACGCATCATTTCAATTACTTATACTATTCCGTCCAGTTGTCCAGGTAAAAGAGAGTAAATAGTGTATACACAAAACACCCCTGTTGAAGCACCGCTTCAATGTTGAAGCACCGCTTCAATTGACGTTTTATGGGGGGTAATAGGGAATAGGGGGGGTCAGCGGACGGCGGACGGATTTAAAAAGCGGAAACAACACGGCAATTGCCGCAAAGGAGAAAAAATAATGGAAAACAAAGAGTATTTTGCGGATTTGGATGTGGTAGCCGCTGTAAAAGAATGGGTTGAAACAGACTCGCCAGAAACCTTCGACCCGGCTTTCATCAAGTCGATTCATAATTATTGGGAAGTCCATGATAGAATTACCAGTAGACAGCGGATAGCACTGGACAATATCGTTGAGAAATTCGACATTGATGTTGAGAGTTATTTATAAAAAACGGAGTTAATAGTTAGGGGTCAAATGTTACATGAAAGTAAAAATATAAAGTTCGTGGCATTCTTACGAATGCAGAAAATTCATCCAACACAAGTTGTAAAGTTCTCAAGAGGCAAAGCAAAATATTGTTTTGAAATGAGTGACATGCAATGGCTCGAACACAAACAAGAGTTTAACAAATCTGATTTTATAACTTACGCGCAATGCTTGGACGCTGTTACTGACTTAGCATTTTAGTGGGGTGCGGGGGATGGCAAAACTTAAAAATGAAAAGCATGAACGCTTCTGTAATGAATATATAAAAGATCTTCATTTAACTAAAGCCTACATGCGCACGTACAAAGTAAAAGCGGAAACAACCGCGTCGGCGTCTGCTGGTAATCTATTAGGAAATACTAAGATTCAAGAGCGCATTAGAGAATTAATGTCAAGGCGACAAAAAAGGACCGAAGTAACTCAAGACATGGTTGTAAAACGTTTAGCTGATCTAGCCTTTGGTAACTTGGGAATGATCTGCACTTGGGACCAGCACGGCTTAGTGTTGATCGACTCAAAAGATTTATCAGAAGAAGAAATTGCAATTGTTAGTAGTGTAAAAGTAATTCCTGTTTCTGTTGAAGTAGTTGGTGAATACACCGACAAAGGGAAACAAAAATACCAAACAGAATATCGAAGAGAAGTTACACAAAAAGATTCGCTGAAAGCATTGGAGCTTCTATGCAAACACTTAGGAATTTTAGATGGGCCAGGTAGTGGAAAAGCTAAGGACAGAAGTGGAGCCGCTAGCAGAGTGGTTAGTGCTCTTGGGAGAATTAGAGAAAGAGTTGGCGAGCGGGGAAGTAAGTCTTGAAGATTATCAACAAGCCATCTATGAGCGATGCGAATTTGACATTGAAGCCTTCGCGCTTATATTCTTTCCTCACTATTGTGAACTTGAATTCAACACATTTCATCGTGATTGTTTTAAGTTTTATGAGCGGCGTGAAACCGCTGTTAGACGATTGGACTGTGCGCCTCGTGGTTATGCGAAGTCGACGATTAAAACACTTATTAAACCCATCCACGATGTCTGTTACGGACTGGAAAAATATATCCTCTTCATTAGTGCCACTAAGTCCCAGGCTCTCCAAAAACTTAGAGACATTCGGTCTGAAGTATTTGACAACGATTTGTTACATGACATTTATGGAATACATTTTCCTACTCGCCGCCCAGGTTCAGAAAACTTTATCGTTCATACCGAACACGGCGAAATCTATTTACACGCGATTGGTGCTGGGACGGAAGTTCGAGGGATACGTTTCGGGGAGTGGCGGCCAACTAAAATCATACTCGATGATGTCGAAGACTCGGAAGAAGTCCACAACGAAGAAATCCGTCAAAAGACATATGACTGGCTCCAAGAGGTTGTCTCAAATTTGGGATCGAACCGCACGCACATTGAGATAGTTGGAACCATTCTTCACAGAGAATCTCTTCTGATGAGACTTTGTAAAAATCCAGCCTATAGCAGCAAAATATATAAAGCTGTGATCAGTTGGTCAGATCGGCAGGACCTTTGGGACCAATGGACAAAAATATACTCAGATTTAGAAAACGAGGGAAGAGCGGCAGAAGCTCGACAGTTTTATGATAAAAACCAAGCCGAAATGCTAAAAGGCACCAAAGTTCTTTGGCCTGAGAAAGAACCGTATTATGATCTAATGTGTCAAATAGTGGAAAAGGGTAAGCGGGCCTTTATGAAAGAAAAGCAGAACGCTCCGCTACCTAGTGATGAAGCTATTTTTGACAATTTGCATTGGTACCGTGAAGATGAGAAAAGAGGTGGGTTGATCATAGAAAGTTCTGGCGTGTTTGTCCCTTATGAAGAACTATATGCTTATGGCGGAATTGATCCAGCGACAGGGAAGACAAAAAGCAAAGGAAGAGCTAGGCTGGACTTTACTTCCATTTTGGGTGCGTATAAAGATTTGAAAGGTAGGTTGTTTCTTCACAAGGATATAACGAAAAAAATTAAACCAACAATTCAAATTCACAGTATTTTTGACATGAATGAAATGATGAATTTTGAAAAGTTTGTAGTAGAGGAGAATCTTTATCGTGGGTTGCTAACAGAAAACATCAAAAGAGAAAAAAGATTTCTTGAAGAAGATCGAAAAAAGAGAGGGGTAAAAGATTGGGAGATCAAAGTCCCTTTCTATGAAATCGAGAACAGAGAGAAGAAAGAAGCGAGGATTTTTACATTGGAGCCGAAAGTTAATAACGGCTGGATTTTATTTAACCGAGCGTTAAGCATGGAGTTTATAAATCAGGTTGAAGAGTTTCCAAACTCGGACCATGATGATGCGCCGGATGTTTTGGAAATGGTTTGGGGTCTTGTAACAAATAGATATAAACCCAGCCCAGTTCCAATGCAGATAATGGGGAGTAGGTAATGGCAGAAACTAGGCGCTTTGCAGGAGTAGCTGGAAGAAGACAGCTCAGAGCTTTAAATAACTTGGGGGTAATAAACCCTTCAGCTAGTAATGTTTCGGCAGTTCTTACTGGGGCCACACAAAATTCTACTCAACTTTTAAGAAAACCAGAGTTAGATATCTTCGACGCTTACTTTGAGAAACGCCAATACGCTGGAAGACCTGAGTGGACTGATTCAAGCACTGCTGATGGTTCTTATGTTCCAGTACGACAGAGAAAACCTTTATTACAATCAAATTTTGCTAAAGTATTAACGTCCAGACTTGCTAGCAAATTAATTGGCAGTCGAACTTTTCCTACAATACAAGTTGAAGATGACCCGGACACAACAGAATTAATTAGGCTTATTCACAAATTCTCACAACTTAAAACAGCGTTACTATTTCCCGTAGCTAGAAAATTAAACACTGGCTCAGTCTATGTTAGCTTCCAAATTCGTGGTGGTGCTTATCGAATCAATCACTTTTTATCGAAGTGGTGTTTCCCTAGATTTGATGATGCTAACAATTTAGTTTCTATTAGAATTCAATATGTTTTTGAAGACGAAACCGACAGAGATGCCAATGGCATACCTAAGAAGAAATGGTTTCGTATGGACCAAGGCCAAGAAGTAGATGTTTTATTTAATAACCCTGAATTTGAAAAAGGAGCTGAGCCTAATTTTCAAGTTGTAGAAACAGTTATTCACAATCTTGGATTCGTTCAAGGTGAGTGGATGATTACCCACGAGCAACCAAACTCTATTGATGGCCCAAGTTTAATTGGAGATATTTTAGATTTCATTGATGAGCTAAACTTTTCTATTTCTCAATCTGCTGATGCTATTCAATACAACCAAGACCCACAACTTATTTTAAAGAACATGGATGAAGATGAAATAGAAACACTAATTCGTTCTGCATCGAAAGCTTGGAATGTTGGTAGAGAGGGCGAAGCTAGTCTTTTAGAAGCAGATATGTCAGGTGTTGAAGGTGCGGACATCCTTCGTGATAAAATGAAAACAAACATTCAAGACATTACTCGCATCGTGTTTCTTGACCCAGAGAAGTTTGCAACACAAGCTCAGAGTGGAAAAGCAATGGAAGTCCTGCACGGGCCAATGGTAGAGCTAGTGGAAGAGCTAAGACCACAAACAGAAAAAGAAATAGGCAGTCTTACTATAAAAATGTTGTTCGCTACTTTGATTTGGAATCAGAGAGGGCTTCCTGTACCAATAATTATTCCGCCGGGGTTCACACCAAAGTCTATACAACTTACTTTTGACTGGCCCGCAATTTTCCCCATGACATTTGAAGATATGCAAAAGAAATTAGCTCTTGCAGTGCAGGCCTCTACTGCTAATCTCTTGTCCAGAGAGTCTGCTCTTGGCTTTGTAGCTAAAATGTTTGGCATTGAAGATCTTGAAGAAGAGCAAAGAAAAATTGATAAACAACCAATAATAAATCCATTCGGAGGTTTCTAATGGCATTAAACGGAGTACTTGAAACATATGATAAAGACGTGACACTAGCTGCCACGCCAGAAGATATCGCTAAGGGAAGCGAAACAGGGAAAATCCTGGCGAGCGATATAGTAATAAAAGCAAAAATCTCAAACACACAAAATATTTTCTTAGGCGATGCCAGCGCACAAACATGGCCGCTTGTTCCAGGGGAAGGAATTTCTATTTCTGATTTCTTTAGGACATCTATAGAAGTGGAATTTGATTTTAAGAAGGCATTTATAAAAGTGTCAGTTGATGGTGAAGGTTTCCACATGTTAAGAACGAAGGTGCTATAATGAATATAAAAAACCTTATCCCATTTTTATTATTTCTCATACTCGCTTCAGCTTGTGCATTTGCAGGAATTAATATTGCGCCTCCCCCTAGTGCTGGAGGAGGCAATGCTTGGAGCGACCCGGTGGATGCAAGTATAACATTCGGTTCTGATGTAACTTTTGATATTGGAACGGCAACCGAATCAGTTAGGGATATTTACCTTAAAAACTTAAGAACTATTAACGGTGGCATAGCTATCGACTTTTCGACTGGTGGAGCAAAGCTCGTTGGAAATTTGACTATGAACGACGCCAGTAGGAGTATCGGAAGTTCAAGCACCGCTGTGCTTAATGTATATGTTAGTTCACTAAGAAGTGGGTCTTTGGTTGCTATAGATATAACCAACCGTCTGTTAAGAGACGCTTCAGGAAATAATATGATAGACTGGGGGGCTGGAAGGGTGGATATGTCTGGAGCAAACGGTCCAGCTAGAGTGCCAAACTTATCTGCTGATCCCGGCTCTCTCGTGAATGGTGATATGTGGTACAACACTACCGACGATAAATTTAGAATAAGAGCAAACGGAGTGACGGTTGATCTTAATTAATAACAGCATGTTTTTAAAAAGGAGTAATTAATGTCAAGAGATCAAGGAAAACCTAGATTTATTCGTAAAGGCGGGAGAGTTATTAATAGCCCCACTAAGAAAGAAGAAGGAAAGAAGTCAAGGATTCAGTCTAAAGCCGCAAGGAAAAAGAAAAGTGGCCGAAAAAAATAAAGTTATCTTTAGAAGAGTTCGTGGTCGCATCATTCCTATTCGTGTAAAGAGTGATGATCCACGGCTTACAAAAAATCGTCGAAAGATTGCTGCCGGTGCTGCTGCTGTTTTGGGTGGATTGGCTATTACTGCTCTTGCGGGTGCCGGTGCTGGCAGGATAGCTAAATCAGCACTAAAAAGTGCGAAGAAATCATTATTTAAACAAAGAGCAAGCCCTCTTATAAAAGATCCAAGACTTAGAAAACTTGTTGATCAAAGAGCAGCAACACAAGAAGCCACTGCTAGAGTTAAATTTAAAATTTCAGAAAAAGTTCTTGGTGCTGGAGCAATTGGTATTGGTGGTTTGTTTGTTGGTGAAGGTGTAACTAGAATTGGCGAAGGATTAAAAAAACGAGAAGCCACTTTGCCAGAAGAAGTTATTGGTTCCGCTACAGGCCTTGGTGTTTCAGTGTTTGCAGCTAAAGCATTTAAACTTGGGCTAAGGGGCAAACTCTAATGGCTACTAAACAACAAGAGGAGTTTTTTAATGATACGACAGTGGAAACTATCGTCCAACGTAATATCGAGCGTGTTTCTTCACTTGAAGAAGTTCAA